GTTGGCCGACCTCACGGTGAAACCTTGTGATCAAGAGACGAAATCTCCGTCACACTTGATCACCATGAAATCGTTGCACTTTTCGGCGTGTGTGACGGAGTGACGGAGATTTCCCGGTCTACGCGTGATGTGTGCGCGCGTCATGCGTGCGCGCGCGTACGGTATAATAACCGATCTTTTTTTCTGAGTTCGTGTTCGTTTCCGTTGTCGTAGTCGGTAACGGTATCAAGTAGCTTTAGTTATAACTAAGCGCGCGCCTGTTCCTATTACATACGCGCGCCCGCACGCGTAAGCGGAGGGCCACACCGTAACTACAGGCTTCGTTGACGTTGAGGCTCAAGATAGTCTTGTATGTATATTACTAGTTAGACGCGCGCACGCGTATATAGATACGCGCGCCCGCTTGACGCGTATACGCGCATCACGCGTAGACCGGGATTTCTTGAGCACTCCGTCACACCGAGGTACTTTTCCCTATCTTTCTGCGGTGTTGGTGTGTGACGGAGCATCCGATCGCTCGTCACAAGGTTTCACCGTGAAGTTGGCTTTCCGTGCGGTGTTCAGACTGTGACGAAGCTCCGTCACCGGGAAAACCCAATGATTTCGCGGGTAGGTAAAACAGGGCAGGAGAAGGCCCCTAGGACGCGTTCTACCCCCTCCAGGCTACCACCCTAGCCCCCCCTCCCCACAGGATGCGTCCTAGGGGGTTTTTATATGGGTTTCCGTGGAATCTACCCGCCCACCCGCACCCTCGCGCGCACTCCTGCACGCGCAGGAAGGGCAGGCTATGGCCCCTAGGACGCATCCGGGGGAATGGGTCTTGCCCCTGGTACGTTCCAGCGCTAAGGTGACCCCCATGAGCGTGAACGAATCCTTCCTCGCCACAGCCCTTGCCCACGGCAAGATCCGTCCCACCCCCGGCCATCTCTGGTGTGAGAAGCTGGCCTCCGTCTCGTCCGTGGACGTGGACGGGCTTGGCTCCGTATCCGTGTCCGAGGTCACGTCCTCGGGCCTTGTCCTCGTGTCCGACCGCACGGAGGAAGCCGACACCGTGCTGGGGAACCTGCTCGTCGTGCGCGCAGTAGGCGAGGACCCCCACCTCCCCCAGGGCTGGCACACCTACCACCTCGGCCGTGAGGTGTCCTGGCCCCTCGGTACGTGGGAGGGCCAGTGCATCGAGGTAGGGACCGTCATCGCCATCCGCGCCGTGGCCGGAGTCAACCAAGGACGCGACCGCCGCTACGTGCAGGTTCGCTACGACGAGATCGCGGCCATTGGCGCCCCACTGGACGAGCCCGAGGACGCCCCTGCCATGTACCCCGGTCCGGGGTGGGTGCTCGTGCGCCTGGACACCCCCAAGGACGACACGTTCGGTAGCGTGTACGTGGGCGAGGGCCGCCGGGACGTGTTCGAGAACGGCGGCGTTCACTGGGGCACGGTCTACTCCCTCCCTCGCGGCTTCTCCGAGCCCTTCCTCGGTGTGAGCATCGGCTCGCGTGTCGCCGTGCCCCGCTGGCAGTCCACGGAGTATCTCGAACTGGAGGGGGGAATCCGCGCCGTGCCCTGGGGTGATGTGCTGGCGGTGGAAGAGTGACTAGCCGTCACCGCAAACAGGAGCGCGCCGCCGCCGAACAGGCCATCCGGGCCGCTGGAGAGGGCGCGAGCAAACATATCGAATCTGCCAAATTTGCGCAGTCAATTCGGTGCAAGCGAATCCCAAATACACGGATATTGCCAGATCGCGGTGATGGGCTAATTCGGTGTGATATCGCTCGCGTGAAGCCTTGGCGCGCGTCCCAGGTTCTTCTCACTACCCCGGAATATACCTTCGTATTGCCACGACCACTTTCTTCCGGTGACCCGATGGAACTTCTAACTGCCGTGAAGAATACCCGCGCATTTGCCATCGTGCCCCAATTCGAGGCGGAATTGCAGGAGAACGGCCAAGTAGGCCGCGTACAGGTAGAGGCGTGGGCGGAACCTATCTCCTTGGCAGACCTCGACCGCGCTGTGAACGTCTGTCAAGAACTTGGGCGCTGGGACATGGCGGTGTACCTCCTGCTGGACCTCCTCGGGGGGCCGCCCTTCGAGCCGTCATCTATCCAGTGGTCGGGGTTCCCTCACACCTCGCGTATGGCCTTTGTCTTCCACTCGGAGGCTGGCGGGGGATGGCGCGGCTATATTCCCTCGGGCGCGGCCAAGCAAGTGCTGGAATACTGGTGGGGCGCGTCGGGGGGTTACCACGCACGCCGCATCTGGCTCCCACCCCGTTCGGAGTACGACGCCTTCATGGAGTCCGTGCGCAACCCCTGGGCCTGCATCGGCGTAGACCCCGCAGTCGTGGGGCGCAAGCTGGAGCCTTCCCTCCTCCCCGTCATGCACGCCCGGCCAGCCGCCCCGTGGGATTCGCGCTACGCCGCCGTGCATGAGGGGGTAGGCTACCGAGGAGACGAGAACGGCACCCTCCGCCCCTACTACTACGTCACTGGCGCACCTCCTACCGTGCCCTCGCCGGAAAAGATCGCGTGGGGGAAGGATTTCCGCGACAAGCTGGTTAGACACATGAACTTGCCAGTTTTCATAGCGCGTGAGGTAGGTACGTGATAAGAGAAAGGGGTTACCGCATCAACGTCTCCGCCTACGGTACAAAGTGGAGTTGCTGGGGCGAGCTCCTGCTCCTGCGTATGGACGGCTGGCACAAGAGCCCCGCGCACTGGGCTAGCCCCCGGTTCGCGCACTTCGACGCACTGGAGTTCGGTTGACCCAGCCCGCCATTCGTGCTAGCCTCTCTTGCATATGGCCTGTGCTACGTGTGGCGACAAGGGGTTCCGGCGGGTGTCAACGGGCAGTAAGGGGCACGGAGAGCAAGTCGGATGTCCCTGCCTAGGTAAGCGGGTCGCGCAGCTGGAGAAGCGCCTGGAAGACGTGGGCCAAGCGGTCTACTACCTCATCCAGTACGTCCTCCGGGCACCATCCGAGCGTATCCCACGAGAAGAGGTAGCTGAACTCCTCGTCCGGGTACTCCCACCCCAGCCACTCGAACAGCAGGACCGCCCCGATCTCCGCGATGGACTCCTCCCGACGGGTCGGGTGCGTCCAGTCTCCTAGCGCGTGCATGATCTCATGCGCCAGGGTCGCTGCTCTCCATTCCGAGGAGGCCCAGCGGGAGCGCTTAGGCAGGTAGATGACGTGCTTCTGTCCGCCATGGACGTGAGCCGTCACGCCACATTCCCTCAAGCCTATACCCAGTAAGGGGAGTGCTTCGTCTAGAACTGTAGGACTCGCGACGTTCCAAATCTGCTGTGGCGGGCAGTATCCGAACGGATAGTCGTGGAGGTTCGGTCTTCGGCTAGTTCGAGCGCGTCCCACATTCCGGGCTCGCCTTCGCTTGCCGGCAGAACTAGCGCGCCGTCGCGAACGGGAACGCCGATTACCATCGCCGCCCGCCGCGAGAAGTACCACCGTTTCCTCCAGAAAGTTATCATCTTGCTGGAGGGCAGAGTAGTACGGAAGGGGTCATCTTGTCAACCTACCGGATCTCGGCGTATTCTAGGAAGTCCATCACTAGCCCATTAGAGCGGATGACGTAGTTCTGGGTCATGTGATGGCGCACACTAGAGAGTTTGTAGTAGCAGCGGGTGATGTGGGCCACGATCATTACGCGAACTCCGCGAACTCAAGCCAGTCCCACGTTTCCGCTATTTCTTGCCAGCCGCGCGGGCGCACGACCTTTATCTGTCCAGGGCGCCAGCGGTAGGGGCTCCCCTTGAGGCCGTCCATGTGAACTACGATTGCCATTCCAGGTCCTTCTCTCGGTGCGCGATGCCCTCTGTGTCGTAGTACACACCATCGTGCCACGTCACGATCTTAGCCTCTCGCCCGCTGGCGGTCAGCGCTATCTTGGGTATCTTGAGGATGGCGAGCACCATGCCATCGAAGATAGCGATGGGCAGGCCGATCATCTTCGCGGCCTCCCTCGCGTTGGGTATCTCACTCTCGTAGGCCAGTAGCATGGAGCCGTCCGCGCGGCGGAATGCCTCCATGGCCCGAGACAGGAGCATGGCCTTACTGCTCATCCGAACTCCAATTCGTCCCACGACGAGAACAGGGTGTCCTCTACTTCGTCGTCGTATGCCTTCTCGAAATTGATAAGTTTCTGGTCTAGCCAGCACGGTTGCCCGTTAGATAACACATAGCGAGAAGGCATGAACAGTATCCCGGGGGAGCGAGTGGTCCAGCCGCTGTCGTTGATGCCTAGAGGAGTTCCAGACTGTCCCATAGCCACCCCGACCACCTTGTTGCCGGCCCTACGCGCTTGTTCCAGAGAAAGCCCCTTCTCTCATCGTAGGAGAAGGGCACGATACTCACCCTCCGGGCTAACGTATGCACCCGCACACCAAGTCCCCGGTGTATGGCGAAGAAGGGGAGCCGGCGGTTCTTCTTCTTGCTTGACATGCCGGTTACAATACACCCACAATGGCCGGTATGGCAATGCTCTCCGACGCATGGCTAGCTTCGCTAGACCCCCACCTCCAGGAAATGCTGATCATCGCATCGTCCTCCCTCGAAGATTTTGCGTCTAACGTGAGGCAGGCCGACACCCTAGCTCTCCTCTCTTTCCGGCGTGCGCTGGATGCCGTCAATAACCCCGCCGCCCTTGGGTTGACGGAAAAGGACGTGCAGGCGCGCATCGAACTCGCCCGGCGCGCGAACGCCCAGGCAGCCGAGGTCAAGGCCCAGCGCCTCGAAGTTCTCGACAAGTTCGAGAACATCGCCGACGCACCCCGCCCGGCCAACATCGAATACACCGTCATCCAGGCCCCCCTCCGCCAACAGATCGCCCGCCTTCGCGCCCTCGGGTACGACAAGGAGGCGGCGGAGTTGGAGTTTGAGATGGACGGGGAGCCCTCAGAGGTAGAATGAGCAATAGCGCCCGGCCGCCTATCATATGGCCCGGACAGGCGGAGATGCTGGAGTCGGACGCCTACATCACGGCGGTCTTTTCGGGCGCCTCCTTCGGCAAGTCCATGATTCTATGCGAGAAAGTTCTCAAGGACCACTCTCGGCAGGATGGATGGTGGAACGGGCGGGTGGACTACAACTCCCGCCCCCTGATGATGGTGGTCGGCGCCCCCCACGAGAAGTACCTCGGCCTTCGTACCGTCCCCGAGTTCAAGGCGGCCCTACAGAATCTAGAGGAGCGCGTCGGCCGCACCCTACGCAAGAAGACGGGCCGCTACCGGGACGGGTGGTACGGTAACGCCCTCGGGCGCCGGCAGGAGATGGCAAACTGCGTCGATGTGGTCTTCTACCCTCTCCCGACGAAGGACTCCGCCGTCGCCGTGGACGTGTGCGGGCTCTACATCGACGAGGTGACCATGCTGACGGACGTGGAGATTTGGCGCCGCTCCATGCAGCGTGTCCGCGACCCCCGCGCTCTGTGGCGAGGAATGGCCGTGGTGGGCACGCCCGAGGAGGACCACTTCATCCACGAGGCCCTCATTGACCCCATGACGGGCGAGGCGCGCAAGGGCGTGAAGGTCATCACCGCCTCTACGTTGCAGAACCCCAAGATCAATATCGAGTGGTTCGAGCAGATTGGGCAGCAGGCGTCGGGGATCTTCAAGGAGATGCAAGTGCTTGGAAAGTGGGTTCGTGGTGCCGGCGGACAGCGGTTCGCGCACGTCTTCTCCCTGGAGCGCCACACCGCCAAGATGACGTTCGATAAGGCGCGGATCAAGGTGTCGATTGGTATCGATCCGGGGTATCGGACGGGCTCTGCAATCGTGGGGTATCAACACGGTAACGTGTGGTGCATCATCGACGAAGTGGTCATCAAGGACATGACCACCGAAGAAGTGTGCGATGAGCTACTCAAGCGGGGGTATAACAAGAAGAACATCCAGTACATAGGGATGGACCCTCGCGATTCGGATAAGCATCGTTCCACGTCTCGCGTCACAGATGCCGAGATCGTGTACCGGAAGATGGGGATTCGGCCTAAGCGCACTCATGTCGGATACCGCACAGGTGAGGTGCAGGTGCGCCTGGACGTGCTGGAGACGCTGCTTGATAGGGATCGTATCCTAATAAACGAGGATCTTGTCCCCCGGTCGCCCTCCGCTGGTGGCATTGTGAACTCCCTTCGCAACTTCGCTACGCGCAAGTTGAAGGGGGATGCCGAGAACTTTACCGATGTCCCCACTACGGACACGCTAGAGCGCTGGAAGCACTCCATCGATGCTGTGCATTATTTATTGATGGAGTATGAGAAGCCCGAGTATCGAAAGGTGGCACTGTCCCCGACCCGACACATTGGGCGGTGACCACTCCTTTTTCGTGAGTATCGTGCAGGGATGGGCGGTAAGCACGGAGAGAGCGCGGGAGGTAGGTGGACAGCCGAATACACGGCATGGAATGCCATGTTGAAGCGTTGTTCCCCAACAAACAGGGACCCCCGGAAGGTAGCGGGGTATTACAAGCGGGGTATTCGCGTGTGCTCGCAATGGCAAGGGGAGTTCGGGTTTCTCCAGTTCCTTGCGGACATGGGCAGGAAGCCTAGTGCCGCGCATTCGTTGGACCGCATTGATAACGATGCAGGATACAGCCCTGAAAACTGTAGGTGGGCCACTCCTGTAGAGCAGGTACGTAATAGGAGGCCTGTGGCTAATGTACTCACTAAAGGCGTTTGTCCGCGAGGGCACCCCATCAGGGAGGAAACCGACTACTCCGTGAACACATACGGTACTCCTGTGTGCCGCGCTTGTGGACGGGAAAGAACTAGACAACGGCGCAAACGTATGCAAGAAAAACAACATGGCGAACTCCAGTCTAGTCACCCCGTTCTCCCAGCAAATCGGTGATTTTCGTGAGAGGGAACGCTTTGTTTCTTATTCAGAGTACCTGACCTCCCAGTACGTCGAGGAGATGCGTAGGCGCTACGATTACTATGTGGGCGGGCAATTTATTTACGACGCATCCATCGCCAACGAATCGACGCGTTCTCCGTCACCTTCTGCATGGAACGCCGCGTGGTCCGGGTACGGGTGGGCCGACATCAAGACGATGCTCCCCGAGATTGTGGAGAACCAGTGCATCCATCCCGTAGGCATCAAGTTCGTGCCCGTGGTGGTGGATAACCGGCAGGTTGTCTACACCGTTCCGCCTGAGTCGCGACAGGTTTTCTTCGGTAAGAAGGAGGAAACCGCCGCCTCCCGCGTCCTCAACGCCGTCTACGCCGCGTGCGGGCACGACCTCAAGGCGGACCAACTCTGCAAGTGGACGGGCCTCTTCGATACGGCCTTCCAGTTCATTGGGTGGGACGCTCTCAACGATGTCCCCCTCAAGCGAAACCTTCGCCCCTTCGAGGTGTTCGTGGCGCCGGCCCTGGAAGCTCCCGGCGACCTCCAGCACCCGGACTGCCTCGTCGCCATCGCGCAGATGGACCAGGGCATTACCGTCCAGTCCACGAAGACCGATGAGATCGTGTGGCAGGTGTGGCAGGGGGACCGCTTCTGGTACGAGCGCATGGAGGGGCAGCCTTACACGGACATCGCCTGCACGACGGAGGGAACCAACCCTAACCCGTACCGAGACGCGCGTGGCCGTCCTGTCAAGCCCATCATCGTCACGCACTCCGGGGACACGAACGCGGTCTACTATACGGCGTCGGACGATCTGGTCATTATGAATCAGCGCCTGGACCGGCTCCTCACCGCGCTCTCCTACACCATGGAGTACCAGGGTTTCGCTATCCCCGTCGCGACGGGCATGGACCCGGAACAGGCTGCGACCCAGCCCTGGTCACCGGGCGCGGCATGGGTTCTCCCCGACCCTACCGCCGACCTCAAGTTCGTCCACCCCGTCACGCAGATGGGTGAGTTCCTCGGCGCCATCGTCAAAATGGGCCGCGTTTTCGCGCGCATGGAGTCTATTGACCCCGAACTCGTTGACCCCGAGGTCAAGGCGCAGTCCGGCGTGTCGAAGGCCCATGGCCGCCGCGCCCTCGCCGAGCGCCGGGAGGAGCAGTTCCCCAAGTGGGTGCCCTACGAGCGTGAGTCCTACTGGATCACCTCCATCGTGTGGAACTACCACAAGGACGCCGACCTCCCCGCCCTGCCGGTCGTCCCCCGCTACGAGGGCGTCGTTCTGGACGAGGAGATGCGCTTCCATCTCGAAGTCGTGTTCGGTGAGCTGGACCCCGTGGTGGACCCCCTAGCGGAAGCCTACGAGAACATTACGAAACTCAAGGCCAACCTCATCACGCGTGCGGACATCATCGCCGCCGAGCGCCGCGTCCCTGCCGAAGTTGCGCAGAAGATGGCGGACGACATCAAGAAGACCAACGAGAAGGACGGCATTGTGTCGGACTTCAACCCGGCCTCCGCGCGCATTGGGCAGTCCGGTAATCGCCCGAGCAACATGCAGCGCCCCGGAGATAAGACCGGCGGCAACGTCTCGGGGTTCTCCGGTAATACTACGGTCGAGAAGAAGCCATAATGCCGGGCTGCTGTCACGTCTATAACGACTTCTGGACGGCAGCCCTCTTTTGCGCGATGATGGCAGGGTTCCTATACCTCGGGTGGAAGATTGGACGAACGTGATGCCGAGATTGATGCGTACCTCGCGGCAGTTGAGCAGGATGTCTCGCTGGTGTTCGGACGCTTCCTGTCCGGTATCTCCGACGACCCGCGAGATATTACCTGGGACATCCTCTTTCTTTCCCTCATGGATGCCGGCCTTGACCGTGTGGTTAGCGGTATGCCCTGGGGAAGCCGAGCCCGAACCGCCGCTCGATTGGCCCCTGACGTAAGGGAGGACTCCACACGCGGGCTGGATTCGGCGCGTGACGAACTCACCCGCAACCTCAACGAGAAGCTCCGGGCAACGTTGGGAGAGGCCGCTGACACGTCTAGCCGGATGCGCCTGGAAAGCAAGACCAGCGGCTTTCGCGACACGCTGGAGAACGACCTCGGGCGCGCGCTCGTGACCTCGGTCGTAGACGCCCTCTCCAATACCCTCCTCGCGTGGGAGCGCACGGTTCTGGAGCGCATCGCCCCTGATGATGCCGTCTACCAGTACGCCGGCCCCGTGGACAAGCGCAACCGGGAGTTCTGCGCGGCCATCGCTCCCCAGCAGGTAGTGCGCACGCGGGGGGCTATTGAGGCCCTCAACGCGCATCCCCTCCTGCACTGGTACGTGCCTCCCAATGTGTTCACGTACTGCGGAGGGGTGAACTGCCGACACCTTTGGATTCCCATGTCTCGCACTACAGCGGCGGCACGGGGGCTGGCTATCATTGAAGAGGCAGGGGGTGAGGGCGATGCGTAAGTGGCAGATTCGGCTGACGACGGAAGTTGAGGCGGACGGCGACATCGAGGACGCTCTCGCTGCGCTTATGGCCGGCTTCGATCCCCACGAGGACTTCGCCTTCGATGTGGAGTACGCCGAGGTGTTCGAGGGCTATATCGTCCCGCCTGCCGAGGACGGTAGTGTTCTGGAGGCGTAGTGCAGTATCACGGGGGAAAGAGCAGGACGTGCAAGCGTATCGGGGCCATTCTGGACACGCTCACGCCACCGGAGGCAACCTTGTGGGAGCCCTTCTGCGGCGGGTGCTGGATAACGACTAGCGTGTCCCATCGTCCTCTCGTTGCCTCGGATATGAACAAGTATGTAGTGGCGCTATGGGAGGCCGTTCGCGACGGCTGGACGCCTCCCACGGACGTGTCCGAAGAGATGTACCATGCCGTCCGCGCCAGCCCGGACACCGACCCCGCGCTCCATGCCTTCGTCGGCATTGGATGTTCGTTCGGTGGGAAGTGGTGGGGCGGATATGCGCGGCCTAACCCCAAGAACCCAAACTACGCCCGCTACCAGAGTAACAGCGCGGTTAGGAAGCGTCCGGGTCTACAAGGTGTGGCGTTCCGCGTGGGGGCGTATGCCGAGGTCTGCACCCCCGCCGCTGGAGATGTCGTGTATTGTGACCCTCCATACTGGGGAGGGAAGTCGCATGGGTACAAGGGGCGCGCGGACAGGGATGCGTTTGTTACGTGGTGTGAAGACCTAACACGCAATCGAGGCGCGACTGTGCTAGTATCCGAGATGGAGGGCGCCTTCGCCACGCCGTGGGAAGTAGTGGATACATTCGACGTGCAGCGCGGAAGTAAGAACGCGGACAATAAGCGCACGACGGAGAAGGAGGCCCTATACCGTGTCAGGTAGCATGACCGGGACGTTCTTGCCCAATGGTCGGCGCTGGTCTATCCCGCGCCTGGACGCCGTTATCCGCAAGAACGTCGGTAAGGCTATCCGCGACTACATCTTCATCCGCGTGGGGGCGCACGGAAAGGGAGCCGGTGGCGTCGTCGTGCGCGGCTACTCCACCCGCCCCCTGAACCTGCCCTCGGACGGGCAGGGGGGCATGAAGCCCATGAAGCCGCCCACCGGGGGTCAGCCTCGTGGCGGGCGCATGTTCTTCAAGGGGGGCTACCGGGAGTACCGCGAGAAAGCCGGGCTGGTATCGTCGCGCTTCGTGCTGACGAACCTCGGCGACCTCTGGCGCGACTTCAAGATCCTCCGCCTCGGTAGCGGCACTACACCCATGAACATCGGCTTCGGAAAGACCGTCAACGCCATCGCCGCTAACAAGGCGCAGGACAACGGTCGCGAAGAGTTATTTCTTCTTGACAGTAAGGAAGTGCGCGTGATAGGGGAATCGATAATCCCCGAGATAAACAAAGCACTCGGGTTCTAAAGCACTCCACCCGCCCCATCCGGGTAATGATGGCGTACCGGAGCATTACAATGTCAGACGACCGCGAGAACGCTGTCGTCGAGAAGGCGACCCCCGATGTTTCGGCGGTTCCTCTCGACGATAAGGACGCTCGTAGGCTGAAAAAGGCCCTGTCTTCACTCCAGAAGGAAAAGGCGGACCTCGAAAAGCAGCTTACGGATTTCCGCAAGGAGATCGAAGAGTCCAAGCTCACCGAGCAGCAGAAGGTAGCCAAGGAACTGGAAACCCTCCGTAACGAAGTCGCCAAGCGCGACAACGACCGGAAGGCGCTGGAAGCCGAGATTGCACGAGAACGCCGCGTGTCGGTGCTCGTCGCCAAGCATGGCCTTGCAGACCCGGACTTCGCCGATGTTGTTCTCAAGAAGTGGAACCCCGACGAGCACGAGGATTTCGACAAGTTTGCGGCTTCTTTGAAGAAAGATGAGAAGTACGCCCGCCTGTTCACGGCACTTCGCGCAGACCCGGGAATCACCAACGAGGATGGCTCCAAGATTATTCCCAACAGTACGGTGGGAATGTCGAATCGGTCTGCGGCTCCTACAGGGCGCGGGGGTCCTTCGGATGAGGACGAGCAGATTGCTCGCGACCTCTTCCCCAACAGCCCGGCCAAGCAGCGACAGTACCTGGAGAACCTCCAGCGCATCAAGAGGGGCAAGTAAGCGACATGGCTAAGGAACCGATCAACAACCCCCCGATTGTCGATGATGTTGAAGTGGACATTTCCACTGAACTCAACAAGGCAGTCGATACCCTCGTCAAGAGCAAGAAGCTCGCGGTCACCGGCGTAGTGGGCAAGGCGTCCCTCTTCGACATCTCCACCCACTCCTCGCTGGATTATACGGTTGGCGGCAAACTCGTTCCGCGCTGGTGCAACGAGAATGACCCCAACATCGCGGCCAAGAGGCTCCAGGGATACCTCTTCCCCGAGGAAATCTCACCGCGACTCAAGAATCTCCGTCAGGGCGGTCAGGTACTGATGCTCCGACACATCGACGCGGCAAATAGCGCGCGTCAGCAGCTAGACCAAGAAACGAGGCGGTGGGAAGGACGCTCCTTTGACCGCTCGGACAAGGCGAAGGCGCCCGGACTTGAAGGGTTCAAGATCGAGCGACCTGAGCGAAGGTAAAAAGGTAACGCAACATGGCAATCAGCTTCAAGCCGATCACGAAGACGCGGATGACGCGATATGTCGTGAAGGCGTCCGAGACTATCGCGGTCGGTGACCCGGTGGAGATCGATGCAGACGGCCTCCTCATTTGCGCCACGGCGACCTCGGCCGCGCTCGCGGGCGTGGCGGCGGAGGCTGTTTCCAGCGCAGCGTCGGGGGCCGTCATCATGGTCTATGATGACCCCAAGGCCATCTTCCTCGCCAAGTGCGACAACGCGGCTGAGAATCTCCAGTCCGTCGTAGGCGGCGACGATTTCGATCTGATCGGGTCTACCGGCGCCTTCTACGTCAACCTCGGCGCTACGTCCGTCAACGTGTTCCGCGTGCGCGCCATCGGTTCGCACTATGACCCGCAGCTCGCGGCCTCGTCTGCGACGAAGTTCTCGTTCCGAGACGGAACGGAGCTGCTTTGCGAGATCAAACTGCACGCCCTGGCTTCGGCCTAAAGGAGTAGACGAGTATGTCTAAGGCATCTATTCTGGCCGACGCCCGCGAGACTGACGAGCGATATCGTTCGCTCTACATCACCGAATGGGACGCTCGGCTCAACGAAACGCGGGAGGTTGCTCGAACGACGCAGCTTCCTGACGGTCTGGACCACTGGCGCTTCGGCGAGATCGTGGCCGGTCTGACTTCGGCTCCGCTCAAGGGCGAGGGTTCGGAGTACGACAGCTACGCTCCTGAGCCGGGCAAGAACGTGTCGTACAGCACCGACATCTACAAGTTCGCGTTCCGCGCGACCGAGGAGATGCGGAAGTTCGGCCGCTCGCAGCAGATTCTGGAGTACCCCCGTCTGATGGCCGAGATCATGGATCTCACCATCAAGGTCCAGATTTACAACAAGTACAACCGTGGCTTCGCGACCGATGTCACGGAGTACGACGGCGCGGTTCTGTTCAAGGCCGACCACACCCTCTCGGGCTCGACCTCGACCGGGCGCAACCTCCTCGCGGCGGCGGCGGACCTTTCGGAGACGACCGTTGAGGGCCTCATCGAGCTTCTCATCAAGACCCCGAACGAGGACGGCGTGTACATGGGCGTGGCGCCTCGCACCCTGATGGTTTCGACCAATCAGTGGGGCGCGGCCACCCGCATCACCCAGAGCACGACCACCACGCTCCAGGGCTCGGGCGAGTCGGGCAATGCCGTCAACGCCGTCACCCGCGCGTGGAACATCGTCCCGCACTTCTCCCCGTACATCACGGACACCGACGCTACGTACCTGCTTGCGGAGCGCCCCCCGGTGAACGTCGTGTTCGCGGGCTCGGGCGGCCAGCCGGCGGTCAAGCCTGTCTACATCGACCCGGAGACGGACGATTGGGTTTGGCGAGTGAAGGGGCAGTTTAGAACCGTGGTCGATACGTGGCGAGGCTGCTCCGCCACTCCAGGGGCCTGATTTCGGCCTAGCGTAGAGTGAGAATGGGGAAGGGCGAGGGCTAGTACCTCGCCCTTCTTCATATCTTGACAATTTGCCATTTCCCGGCTACGACTGACCCAATAGGCAGGAGGCTCCCCCAGCATGGCTACTTCCGTTCAAGTTGTGACGCTCCCCGAGCGTTCGAGTACGTCCCAGCAGGACGTTTCCGTCACCCTTCCTGCCGGTGTGGGATGGGAGGCCGTTGCGGCGGTCCCCGTGCAGGACCGCCACGGTCGCGCTACTGCCATCGTCTTCGACAACGGAGGCGGCGGCATCGTGTGGTCGGATGGCATCACGGCTGAGGATACCTCTCCCTCCGGCGCTACTGAGGCCGCGTTCACGAACAAGGTCACTATTCCGGCGGACACTCTCGCCGCGAACGACCGCATTCGTATCACCGCGAAGGTGAAGTGCCTCGATAACAACGCCGGGGATACCGTCGCGCTCAAGCTCAAGCTCGCAGCGGCTTCGGGCCTCGTGGCTTCTACCCTCGTCGTGTCTTCGGTTGCGGCAGTTGACCCGGCCGACAACGATACGTGGCAGTTGACTGGGGACCTTCGCGTCGTTGCCATCGGCGCGGCAGCCACGGCGAAGTTCACCGGGTCGGGCGCTTCGTGGAAGAACGGCGCAACCCCGGCCTTCCTCGGGACCGATATCGACGACGATACCACGGTTGCGACGAACGCGGACATCGACGTGGGCGTGACCTATACGTGGTCCGGCGCGCACGCCGACAACGACGTTCGCATCAAGGAACTCTTCGTCGTGGTGACGCGGCCGGAGTAATCGTGAACGAACTGATCTATCAGGCTGGCGGAACGCTGTACCTCGATGAACCATTCGAGGCCCAGCCTTCTGCCGCCACGATCACTATCACGACGCTGGACAACCAAGTGTTGACCACGTTGGATAGCACGTTCACGGATATCACCGCCGACAGTGCGGATCTCGACAACCTCGTGCTGACGCTCCCTGCCACGAACCGGGGCGCGCGAGTGATCTCGCCGTCTGCTACGGCGGGCACCATCCCCGACCTGACCGCGCCGGGGTACAGGCTTCTCATCAATCGTGGGGGGCGCAAGTTCTGGGCGCGCGTCTCGGAGTACGACTACTCCGGGGGCAACGTCTCGTCCTTCCGCGTGGACGAGGGGCTGGACTTCGACGTGAAGGTGGGCGACACGGCTAAGGGCGTGCGCGTCTCCTACGTCGTGGACTGGGCCGCTGTGACGAGCACATTCACGGGACAGGTGAAGGCGCACTGGGCGGTGACCGTCAATGGCACGGTCCAGAACATCGTAAAGATTTACGACGTTGTGCGGCAGGTTCTCAAGCAGCCCGCAACGTGGTCGGATATCCTCGCGCGCCGCCCGGACGCGGACAACCAGATGTCCGAGGTTCGGGACAAGGAGAAGCTCGTCACGACGGCGTGGGAGGACATCGTACAGTACCTCTACAACCGTGGCGTGCGGCACAACCTCATCGTGCCAGATGGCTCGACGACTCTCCGTGACGCCGTGGTTCTCCAGACCCTGTACAACCTGACGCTCCACCAGTCGCTCCCCGTCCCTCTCGCCTATGGAGGCCAGGGCGAAATCTATATCGCGGAGTTGCGTAACGAACGTAACAACGCGCTCTCCCAGCTAATGCTTCCCGTGGACGGAGACGAAAACTTCTCCCTCTCCAAAGTCGAGCGCAACACGCGCCGGCAAGCCGTCTTCATGCGCTCGCCCGCCTACTGGCGGAGCGAGGACTCCTCCTAACCATGAATGCAAAAGGCAAGAGCCTTTGCAAAGGATACAGCTAAATGAGTAGCTTCACATTCAATGTGGCCAAGGGCAAGATCGCTGAATATGCGGCTCGCGTTGAGGCGAACGACCCCACCAACTCGGCCTTCGTCGTCGTCCTGCTTGCGAGCACGGGCCTGGAGTCCGCCGCCACGCTCAGGGACATGGACACCCTCGCCGCTGTCGTAGCGGGGACCACGAACGAGGCAACGAATACCGGCTATTCGCGCAAGACGCTCGCGAACGGGTCGCTCACCATCACGCTGGACGATACCAACGACCGCGTGGACGTGGACTTCGCGGACCAGACGTGGACGGCGGTCGCCAACGACGGCACGGGCGCGATCGGGGCCCTCCTCGTGTGCTACGACTCGGATACGACTAGCGGGACCGATGCCAATATCATCCCGCTGACGTACCACGATTTCGCGGTCACCCCGGACGGCTCAGACATCACCGCCCAGCTTCCTTCCGGGGGCTTCTTCCGCGCGAGCTAATGGGAAGCCCGGCTAGTGGCAACCTACTACCTCGACTCGTCGCCTCTGGGTGACGGTGCGGGCGGTGGTGTGGCCGTGGCGTGGGACAAGGGGGCGCGGTAAATGGCAACCTACTACCTCGACTACGAGAACGGCAACAACGCCAATTCCGGGGCGGATTGGGCGAACGCCTGGAAGGATCTGACCGACGGAGCTACGGCAGCCCGCATCGCCCCCGGAGACACCATCCGCATCGCCAAGAGCCCCGACCCCGTGAGCATCGGCAACGCGACGTGGACGAACCTGTCCAAGACGGTCACGCTCGCGAGCGCGCTCACGCTGGAGGTGGACGACTGCGACTCGGGGTGGACGGCTGCCAACTCCTCGACGGTCACGCACCCGACGAACGTGCGCAAAGAGGGCACCGCGTCCCTCACGGTCACCAAGGCGACCTACGCGACCTCGACGCTATACGCCTACAAGGCGCTCGCGGGCTCGACGGACTTCTCCGGCTACGAATACCTGACGGGCTGGGTGCGCAATGACGCGGCCATCGCGGACGGCAATCGGTGGGTGATCTGCCTGTGCTCCGACACGGCCGGCGCGACGCCCGTTGACTCGTTTTCGATCCCCGCGATCCCATCGACGAACCGTTGGCTCCCCTTCAAGATCGCGCGCACGGGTGGTGGTGCGCTCGGCGCCGCGATCCAGTCCGTCGCCGTCTATTCGGGCACGAGCGCGCCCACGGGCGGGCAGGATATCCTGCTCGACAACCTCACGGCCTGCAATGCGTTCTCGATGCAGTCGTTGATCTCCAAGGAGTCGAGCGCCGAGCCATCGTCTGAGGGCTGGTACGGCATTCAGAGCATCGTCGGCACGACCGTCATGCTCGACCTCGACACGAATACGCTCGCGACGAGCACGCTCGGCTACTCCGGCACGACCGAGACGGTGACGACGTACAGGCGCGAGACGATCAAGACGGCGCTGGCTTCGGTCGGCACGACGCAGGTTCAGGCCGTGCAGGATTCGGGGACGGCGGGGGGTGGCAATATCACGTTCAGCGGCGGGTGGGACACGGGCACGACGACGCAGAATGGCGCCACGCTGTTCGATGGGCTCAACGGAAACGGGTACGGCGTATCTCTGAATGGCAAATCGTATGTGACGGCCGATCGCCTCGGCGGGTGTCGTTACTCCTACGGCGTCTATCTGGTCAGCTCGTCCAAAAACACCGTGTCGGGCGCGACCGCGAACAACAACGCCACTGCCGGCGTCTACCTGACCGGCTCGTCCAAAAACACCGTGTCGGGCGCGACCGCGAACAACAACGCCGCTTACGGCGTCTACCTGACCGGCTCGTCCAACAACACCGTGTCGGGCGCGACCGCGAACAACAACGCCAATTAC